AGTCGGTTGACTATAACGCATACACTGCACAGACCTATCAGTTTGTTCTAGGTCCAAGCCGAGATACATTGGTATCGAAGCAACCAACTCTAGGATCATTATTCCTATCGCAGAACGGTACTACTTGGACACCAGATCAAACACGTGATCTTATGTTCGAACTAGATCGTGCAGAATTCGCACTGTCAGGTACAGTACAACTAGAGAATGGTGTTCTACCTAGAGTCATGTTGGGTGCAGATCCACTAGAGACCACTCAAGGATCAGGTCGTGTATTCGTCAACCATCAAGGTCACGGATTCACTTCGGGTGACTTTGTACAACTAGAAGGTATCGTAGACGGTATCGGTGGTATCACTATATCCGACGGTTTCTATGCAGTAGTTGAGCCATCATGGGATGGTTACTACATCGAAGGGTTCCCGATCGCAACAGGTTCGTCTGTTGGTGGTGGGTCCTCTGTAGTTGCATCACAACAGGTCATGTATGATCAGTTTGTACCGCAGATTCAGAGCATCATACCACGTTCGACATCTATCACCACGACTGCACGTCAGAGTGAAGGTTCGTCGTATGGTAACGGACGTTCGGACACTGCATGTTCGTACACTACCAAGACATCGACTGCGTTCCTAAATGATCTAAACATCAACGACACTCCGAAGGTTGTCGCATCGGTTGACAACGTGAATGGTGCACGTACGTTACGCCTAGATCTGAATCTATCGACGACAGACACCAAGGTCTCTCCGATCATTGATCTACAACGTGTTTCGGTTCTTGCACTTGAAAACGTTATCGATATGGCTGACGCAGCGCAACACATCACTACACCAATCGCGATCGATGAGTCGTCGGTAGGTCTAAAGGTAATCTTTGGTGCCAACCGTCCATCGGGTGCAGACTTCGAGGTATACATCCGTACTGCGATTGATGAGGATGCATTGGGTGCGGTTGACGCAAACGGTGATCCACTTGTTGATTGGGTACAGGGTGCGATAGATACTACTATGCCTGCAGACGATAACCCAAATACATTCCGTGATTACGAGTACACCTTCGAGGTTGATCCGTTCTCAGTATTCCAGATCAAGGTGGTAATGAAGTCCACTAACTCTTCACGAGTTCCGGTGATCAGGGATCTACGCGGTATCGCATTGGTAGTATAATGAAAAGACTGAAGGTCGAAGGATATAATAACTTAGTAAGGGATGGTCGCACAGGGGCCATCCTCAATACCAACAGAATCGAAATAGAAAGGGCAAAAAAACAGAAACAAGCAGAACAACAAAAACGAGATCATATTGAAACCCTTACTGCAGAGGTAAAGACTCTCAAGGAAGATATGTCTCAAATAAAAGACTTGCTTTTTCGTTTAGTAGAGGGTAAAGATGACTAGTCCAGTTTTACAAGAAATACATCTTGCGGATAATATAAACGCAGCGATATTAAAGATTAATCAGAACTTCGATGAGATCGAAGCTGGTAACATCAATATTAATATCGACTCTGCAGATATTACTAATATCGTTAATAATATATTAGACTCAGATTATTTCCTAAGTGTAATCGACTCTGATTATATTCAGCAGTTGTTATTGAATATGGAGTTGAACTTTGATGACTCTCAGGTTCAAGCCAATGCGACAAATATATTAGAGTTATACAACCGCATCGATATTACTGACTCAGATGTTCTTGTACTTGCAAGTCAAATACAACAGGTAGAAGCGGACCTTGCAAACTTAACACTTGACGGTATCGATTCTGCGTTTTTAGAATCTGCAGTTGCGGGTGCGATGTCATCATTGACTGCTAGAATAGATGTTAATAGCGATGGACTAACAATACTTGGTGAGGCTGTAGATTCAGTCAGTGCGTCATTAGTTCTTATCGATAGTGAATTGGGCGGTTTAGATGGTCGCATTACTGGAAACGCAAATGCAATTTCTACACTAACCTCTCGTATCAATATCAACTCAGACCAGATTGATATACTGGGTCAGTCAGTAGATTCTATTCGTACAGACCTAAACAATATTGTATTGGATGCAATCGACTCTGACTTAATTATAGATGCAGTTGCAGAAGCCCAGAACGCATTAAGTGCACGAATCACTGTAAATAGTGATGGCATCACTTCCTTGGGTTCACAGATAACTACCCTTAATGCAAACCTTAGTGCGATCAACTCCGACACTAACGAAAGAATTGATCTAAACGCAAGTGCAATCTCTTCAGTAATCGCACGAGTCAATATAAACTCAGATGAACTGTCAGCGATAGCGACTGCGACGGATTCTTTGAGTGTTAGTCTGGATCAGATCCTTGATTCTAATGGTAACGTAATCATTTCACCTGCCGACGTTGAGGCTGCGGCAGCAGATGCGTTCAGTCAAGTGTATGCACGAATAGAAGCAGACAGCGCACGTTTAACGATAATGAGTGGTCGAGTCGATAGTTTTGAAACCGAATTACTTGCCACTCAGGGTGATTTAGACGCAGAGATACTAGCGACTGGCCTTGCACGTCAACAACTTGATAATCGAATTTCAATCAACAGTGATACAATCTCTAACGTTAGTTCTTTGGTCACTGAACTAGATAGTACTCTTTTGGTTCGTGACGCACAAGGTAATGTGACAAGCACTGCATACGCAGGTGCGGTACAAGACCTAAGAACTGAGGTGGTTGCAGAAGACGGACTGATCCAGAGTGCACTATCGAGTTTTGAAACTACAATCGAAGCGATGATTGATAGTTCTAGGGCTGCGATCACTACAGACTACCAAACTTATGTAGATAATGCAACTGGTAATACTACCGCAACATGGCGTTTAAACGTAGAGGCAGGTGACACAACTGACCCTTACGTTGCGGGTATCGAGTTGTCGAACAACGCTCAGGTTGCAGACCTAGTCATCACTGCAGATACGTTTAAGTTGGTAACCCCGACTGCGACAGATGGTTCTGGTGGTATCAGTCCATTTAGTGTAGACGCAACTGGAGTGAAACTATCTAACGCAACAGTTACCGGAGGAATAGATATTGGTACAGATCAGACGGGTGATCGCATGGAGATCACCAATGATAGGATTGATATCTTCGAAGGATCTTCACGTAGGGTTCGATTAGGAATGTTATAATATATGTTTTATGTTTTATCTAGCCACAACATTTATGCACTCAAGCGACAGTTTAAAACACTACCAATAGATAAGACGACAGTAATAATAAATACGACTCACATTGAGTTTCGACAACAGGCGATATCTTACTGTGAGGAAAATAAAGTTCGTTATTTTGTAACAGAGAGTGACGGCACTGCGGCCACAGGAAAGAATAGTTTCCTTGACAGGTTCGAGGAAGATGGTGTACCATATGCAGTGTTGATAGACGGTGATGATTACCTCACTAAACGTGGGGTGGTCATGTATCAACGTTTGGTAGAACAGAAAGACGCACCGGATGCGTTAGTGTTATTTAATCAGGTCAACATCACTGCACAGAACCATCATCTTGCAGAAAGAAGTCAAGACCCGATCAGACCACACGAAGATCCAAATACACTGACCTCTCGATACGTCCAACAATCAGTAGTAGAAGATTGGGACAAACTAGCGGATGGACGGTTAGTGGCCGAGAATGTACCGGACATTACTGTAGAAGAAGTAGAGATGTTTAAAAAATATATCTCAACTCTTCAACATTCAATGGGTATAGATGAGTTAAGTACTCGACTTGTGTTTATGTCAAGAAAGGTCTTGCCCTATAGATTTAAAAGTTTAACGGTAGGAGAGGATACTCTTCAATACCTTGAACTGAAAGATGCGCACGAACGCGGTGAATTAAAGTTGGTTGCGCACGATGAGAAGTTCCCGACGTACATGTATGATGTACGTATATCGGGTATTGCATTAAAAGAAAGTCAAAAGGATCAGGGTAAAGGCTTCATTGAGTGGATGCAGATCCTTTTGTCAGAGATGGAAAGTTTAAAAGAGAATAATAAGTTACATGATACACGTGTACCTATATGGGAGTTTTAAATGTCTGACTATGGATTGAAAATATGGACACCGGCTGGATATGTCTCGTTTGATTCTAGGGACATGCCTTCCTATGTCAAGGTGGTATCTTCAGGTGTTGTTACCGTTAACGGGAGTAGTTCATCTACTGTTTCAATACCAGAAGGTTATGGATATGTTTATGTCAATGGACCATCGGGTCCATATGAATATCCATTTGAGGCAACCAGAACGGGTTTCTCTGGTGGATTATACTACAGTTTTTTACTAGAAAACAACACACCTTCTAGTGAAAACTTTGGATACGTGTGCATTAGGTTGTAGGAAAGTATTATGGCGGATTATGGATTACAGGTAACAAACAGAGCAGGTCGTACTCTATTCGACAGTCGTGAGGCTGGTCGTGGTACTTTCCAATACTCGAAAGGTACTATCAACCCTGGCCAGTCGTTATCGACGTTGGTATCCGATTTAGTATTGGTTAACATCGACCGTCCATCTGGAGGTGGTCAGTTCTTATTGTGTGGTACACGAGTTGTCTCTGGCACAACCCTTACGTGGACTTTTGAATATCAACAAGCGACCATATCCAACCATCCTATTAACTACGTTATTCTACGAGACGCAGCTAACGCAACGTTGACGGGAGATTATGGACTGCAGTGTAATGATCCACTGGGAGCGTATACTGGTCCGGTTACCTTTGATAGTCGTATGTTTAAATCAACCGAAGGTGAGATCACATTAAACCCAAGCGAAGTATATGGTAGTGAGTTCGGTCATGGTACATACGTATCAAGTACAGCTAATATAGGTGGTACTTTAATGACGGGTTGGAATGGACCTAATGGCACCGACTACTATAACGCAGGTGTTTGTGAGTTCACTACTGTTACGAGTTACGTTAGAACGTTTGGTCTACTATGGAGCAGTTCTACGACATCCGGTCAAACTTTGTATTTTCGACAGAGTGGTCCATATGGTAACCCAGCATACTCACCAATAGGTGCATCTTATATTAATGTAACTTCTCTCGCAAAATCTACTGCACCGAGCCCAGGCGCAGTGTATTCATTTAGTGAGGTACACTCTGCTGGATTTGGTTTTGAAAACAACTATTATCCTCACGCATTACAACCGATGTATGTTGGTAGACCAGACCCGACGTTGGGTTTGTATGAACCAACCAACATATAAATAAATTTTATTTGGAGATTTATAAAATGCATCCTAAAGTCGCCTTGATCAACGAAAATGGCGTAATTGAAAGAACTGACATGGACAATGGTCGCTGGCCAGAAGACGGTGAGTCGTTAGACGGTCGCCGTGTTCAACGTATCTATGACCTAGAGGGTCTGGAAGTTAGTGACTATATCTCAACCCGTGTGTGGTCAGATGACGCGTACGCGTTTGTTGCGGTCGATCGTCGTCCAAATATGTACGCAGATTTTGACTGGTCTACAGAACAATGGGTATGGGACACTGAACTTATTCTTAACGAGATTCGAACTGAACGTGACCGTCGTCTTATGCAGACTGACTGGGCACTAATGGTTGACACACCTCTCTCTGACGAACAACAGGCAGAGATGAAATTGTATCGTCAAGCCCTTAGAGATTTTCCATCCACTCTTGATATGACTCAAGTGATGAGTCTGCAAGATGTCGAAGATTGGCCTGTACACCCTTCGATCTAAGTATATAAATAGGAGTATTGATTGGTGGTGCGCAGATAGTGGATTTCTGCGCGTCAATTTATTATAAATAAAACCATCGTAAAACCCTTTTTTCATTCACTATAGAGAGCGATAATTGTGTCAGCATCGAGCATTCCACTAAAAATTAAGAATTCGAATGGTGACCTACAGGAATTCACTCCGACGGAAGAAAACTATCTTGCGTTCGCAGTGGGACAAGCATTGGCGTCTGCAGCGTCCAATGATGTCGGTAACATAAGTTTAACAGGTAATGTGAACATTGGTTCTTTCGTTGACACATTCTACAACGAGGCGACAGGAACCCACCCAGCTTCACAGATCACTTCATCCACAACTACAACCACCCTTACTCAGGTCGGTGGTAGCGCAGATGAATCCGGCGCAAACTTTGTTCGTCCTATAGGATACTATGACGGTACTAATCCTGGCTTCTACGAAATGGTAGACCCAGATGTAACCGCACTTGCCAATCGTGTTCTAAGTAATCTTGCACAAAACGATTACGTCGGGACATTTAAACTCGCATCAACCAGCCCAGGCGCGGACTATACTCTGTTCATCGCAGGTGTATTCCAAGATACGCGTGGTGATGGGTCATCTACTGTTTACAACATCTATCTACGCAACAACATGTCTGCAATCGCCGCAGTACGTCCTGTTGCAACGAAATACGATGTTAACGGAGACTTCGACGGTTTCCAAGAGATGACTGATGCTCAGATCCAATATACTATTGGTCAACGTATTAAAACATTACGTGCAACTGCAGGGAACATTGGTTCATACCAGTTACGTTCATCTGCACAAGGTGCACCTACAGCCCCAGGCACTTGGAGATCTGTAGGTTCTGCGATCAACACTACTAGACAGATCACAGACGTATCTTACTCACGTATCCGTAACTCGGCCTACGTTCGTACACGCGTTTCTGCATACACCCGCGACAGAACTTCGACTTATACTCGTGTTTCTACTCGCACTAGTACTCGTGACTTTGCAGGAAACTACGTAGGTAACTACACTCGCGATTTCGCCGGTAACTATTCACGCAACTTTGCAGGTGAATATGTCGGTGATTTCATTGGAGAGTACACACGTACTCGCCCGTCTGCATATACTCGCGATCGTGTAACTAACTTCTCACGCACGTTTACTGGCGAATACATTCTAAACCGTCAGTCAACTTATACTCGTGTACGTCTACAGGCGTTCACTGGTGCGTTCACTGGTTACTACACTCGCGCACGTGTTTCTGTATACACTCGCAATCGTATCACTGACTTCACTGGCACTTACACTCGTACTCGTACTTCGACGTACGCTCGTGGCCGTGTGTCTACTTACACTGGTACGTATTCACGTAACCGTGTATCTGCGTATGCAGGAACTTATTCACGTACTCGTGTTTCCTCTTATAGCGGCACTTACGCACGTAACCGTATCTCTGCATATATTGGAACTTACTCACGTTCGTTCTCTGGTCAGTACACTCGTTCTTTCCAAGGTAACTACACAGGTGAGTTTACACGTACTCGTACGTCATCTTACTCAGGTACTTACGCTCGCACTCGTACTTCAGCGTACGCAGGAACTTACGGTCGCAACTTCGTAGGAAACTACAGCCGTGGGTTTGCAGGTAACTACGTTGGTGAGTTTACACGTACTCGTACTTCGACATTTGCAGGGACCTATTCTCGTGAGCGTATCAGTACTTACACTGGTACTTACGCACGTGATTTCGTAGGTAACTATACTCGCAACTTTGCAGGAAACTACTCACGTAACTTTACTCGTGGTCGCGTTAGTTCATTCTCTGGTACTTACACACGTAACCGTGTATCAACGTACTCAGGTACTTACTCACGTAACTTCACTGGTAACTACGCTAGAAACTTCGTAGGAAACTACTCGCGCAACTATGCACGTACTCGCGTATCGTCTTACGCTGGAACTTATGCGCGTACTCGTGTTTCTGCGTACTCTGGAACTTACTCACGTACTCGCGTATCAGCTTACGCAGGTACTTACTCACGCACACGTGTCTCTGCATATGCGGCTGACTATACTCGTGTTCGTGCGACTAACTATACTCGCGATCGCGTTACTAACTTCGCTGGCATCTTCTCACGTGCACGTGTATCTACTTACACTCGCAACCGTGTGACTAACTTTGCTGGTAACTTTGTTGGTAACTACGCTCGCAACTTTGTTGGAAACTACTCACGTAACTTCGTGGGTAACTATTCTCGTGCATTCGCAGGGAACTATGTTGGTAACTACGCACGTACTTCTACTCGTACGTCTACCCGTACTCGTTACTCAGCTTACGCACGTACCTCAACTAGAACTCGCTCATCTGCATACACTCGTGATCGCGTAACTAACTTTGCCGGTAACTTCATCGGTAACTACGCACGTGATTTCGTCGGAGACTTCGTAGGAAACTATTCACGAACTTTCGCTGGTAACTTTGCAGGTGACTTCGTAGGTAATTATACAACTACCTTCACTGGTAACTTTGTCGGTAACTACGCTCGTAACTTTGTTGGAAACTTTGCTGGTGACTTCGTCGGAAACTACGCAACCACATTTACTGGAGACTTCGTGGGTAACTATGCTCGCGGTTTCGTTGGTAACTATGGCCGTAACTTCGTCGGTAACTACACCAGAAACTTTGCAGGTAACTTCGTAGGTAACTACGCACGTGGCTTCGTAGGAAACTATGCAGGTAACTTCGTTGGTGATTATGCGCGTACTCGTGCAACCAACTACACTCGTAACCGTGTCTCTGCGTACTCACGTACTCGTGCGACTAACTATACTCGTACTCGTAACTCCGCTTATTCACGTACTTCAGTTCGTACTCGTTACTCTGCGTATGCACGTACTTCGACTCGTACGTCAACTCGTACTTTAAGTTACACTCGTACATTGTACTACACTGGTAACTACGCTCGTGCGTTTACTCGTGATCGTACTCAGACATTCACTGCAACTGGTACCTATACTCGTACTCTATACTACGCGGGTGACTTTACTGGTAATTATACCCGTAATGTTACTTACACTGGTAACTATACCCGTACATTGACTTACACTGGCGACTTCGTAGGTAACTACACTCGTGGTGTTACTTACACTGGTAACTATACTCGTGGTGGACCAGTAACATATATTGGTGACTATGTTCGTTACCAGAACCCGTACGATACTGTAAACTACTATGTTGGTAACTACGTAGCTGGCGCTAACTTTACTGGCGACTTCGTAGGTAACTACGCGGGCGGTGGTGCATCGACTCGTGTATCTGCATACTCTCGTATGTACAACTTCAACGTATACTTCTATACTCGTACGTTGTCGTTCGGTACTACTACTTACTTTACTCGTACATCGACTCGTACTTCAGTAGGTACAGGTACGGCTTACACTCGTGTGTCTACTCGTTCAGCTGCAGTGTACTACGCTGGTAACTATATCGGTACTGTTACTGAGACTTACACTCGTAACCGTGCAGCGACATTAGACTACACTCGTACTCGTGTCACTAACTACACTGCAACAGGTACGTATACTCGTAACCGTGCGGCGACACTAGACTACACTCGTAACAGTACTCGTACTTCAACCAATACTGGTTACTACACACGTACATTGTACTATGTCGGCAACTTCGTAGGTAACTATGCGCGTAACTACGCCGCAGACTACACTCGTACTGGTTACTACACACGTACTGGATACTACGCAGGCGACTTCGTAGGTAACTATGCGCGTGGGTTCGTCGGTGATTACGTAGGTAACTATGCTCGTTCATTCGTGGGTGATTACGTAGGAAACTTCGTAGGAAACTACGCACGTACGTTTGTTGGTGATTACGTTGGTAACTTTGTGGGTAACTACACTCGCACATCAACCCGCACATCAACTCGTACTCGTAACTCTGCATACTCACGTACTCGTGTGACTAACTACGCTGGTGCATACACAAGATCACGTGCATCCGCATATTCACGTACTCGTTACTCAGCTTACGCACGTACTCGTATCACTAACTACGTTGGCGACTTTACTCGTACATCAACTCGTACTTCTACTCGCAACCGTTACAGTGCATACGCTCGTACTCGTGTTACTGACTACGTTGGTAATTTTACTCGTACTTCTACTCGTACATCAACCCGTTCACGTGGTTCTGCGTACGCACGTACACGAGTAACTAACTACGTCGGTAACTTTACTAGAGATCGCGTAACTCAGTTCGCTGGTAACTTCGTAGGTAACTACAGCCGTAACTTCGCAGGTGACTTTGTAGGAAACTACGCTCGCGCATTTGCAGGAGACTTTGCAGGTAACTTCGTTGGTGAGTACACTCGTACTTCTACTAGAACTCGTTACAGTGCATACGCTCGTACTCGTGTATCTGCATACAGCCGTACTCGTGGTTCCGCATACACTCGTGACCGTGTAACTAACTTCGCGGGAGACTTTGTTGGAAACTATGCACGTACATTCGCTGGAAACTACTCACGCAACTTTGCGGGTAACTTCGTTGGCGATTACGTCGGTAACTTTGCAGGAAACTACGTTGGAAACTACACTCGTGACTTCTCTGGTCAGTACGTAGGTAACTACACACGTAACTTCTCTGGTCAGTACACTGGTACTTACAACCGCAACTTTGTCGGTGAGTACACTGGTACTTACAACCGTAACTTCGTAGGTAACTATGCACGTGCATTTACTCGCACTCGCGCATCTGCCTACTCTCGTGTACGTCCATCATCATATGCGGGAACTTACTCTCGTACATTCGTTGGTGAGTACACTGGAACTTATAACGCAACTTACACTGGTAACTACGCTCGAGCGTATACTAGAACACGTGTATCAGCTTACTCACGTGCGCGTAACTCAACGTTCACAGGAACTTACTCACGTTCATTCTCTGGTCAATACACTGGAACGTATGCACGTGATTACGTAGGTAACTATGCGACTGACTTTACACGCAACCGTAATTCTGCATACACTCGTACTCGACTATCAACTTACGCGGGTAACTACAGCCGTGACTTCGTTGGTGAGTACACTGGTGCATACACTCGTGACTTTGCGGGCAACTACTCTCGCAACTTCGTAAGAACTCGTGTTGAAACTTACTCACGCGACCGTGTCTCAACTTACACAGGAACCTACAACCGTGGATTCGCTGGTGAGTACACTGGAGCGTATACTCGCGACTTCTCTGGTCAGTATGTCGGTAACTACACTCGCGGCTTTGCGGGAGAGTACACTGGCACTTACAACCGTACGTTCGCAGGTGAGTACACTCGTGACTTCACTGGAAACTACACTAGACAGTTTGCAGGTGACTTCGCTGGTAACTACACTCGCACGTTCGCTGGAGAATACGCAGGAACTTATAACCGCGACTTCGTAGGCGACTTTACTGGTAACTATGCACGTACGTTTGCAGGTAACTACATCCGCAACCGTGTCTCTGCATACGCTGGTAACTTCGTAGGTAACTACACTCGTGACTTCATCGGTAACTACTCGCGTAACTCAGTAGACACATTTGCACGTACTCGTGTATCTGCATACTCACGTCTACGTACATCTGCTTACTCAGATGTTTACGGACGTACTCGTGTCTCTACTTACGCAGGTAACTACACTGGTGACTACGCTCGTGACTTCACTGGTAACTACTCACGTGATTTCACTGGTAACTACAGTCGCGCATTTGTCGGTAACTATGTTGGTGCAACTATCCAGCCAGCGTTGCAGACAATCGAGTCATATACATTATACGTAAGGGTTGCATAAACCACACCTATAGTGTATAATATGTGAAAGTGGGTCAGTAATGGCCCACTTATTTTTGTACTATATACATTTGAATTGAAGATCTTTTTTTGGAGAATGACTTAATGAGTTACAGAAGATGGATGGATAACGCGTTCTGGGAGACAGATGCAAAAGAACAACTAAACTGCATCCTAGAAATGGAAGACGATGTTGGTCGAGTTACCCGTCAGGTTATGTTATTAAACAGGTTCGATAAGGAAGGTAATCCTAACGAACTTTTTGATGAGGTGGTATCATCACTAGGTGAGGATGTCATCGACAAAGAAACCGAAGATCGTACCGTTCGCAAGAAGGCCGAAGCGGAAGAAGAAAAACAACGCGACTTAGAACATAGGAAGGCGCGTAAACTAGAGAAACTGTTCAACTATAAGTTGGAAGCGTTCGAGGTCGATGAGATCAAGAACTCTAAGAACCGCAAGTTGAAAGGTAAGTTACGTCGTGCGAAGTCTCGCATCGAAGTTGACTTATACTCTATTATGATTCTTCAGGAAGTGCTAGAGGCGGAAGAGAATGGAACAGAGTAAAGGTTTTGTAATCGTCGCGTCACAGAAACATAATTTTTATCTGTACGCGATTAACTTGGCGGAATCAATTCGAGACTTCTATGAGCCAGAAGACGAATGTAAGATCTGTCTAGTTACAGAAGAAAGGTTTTTAGACGACCGTGGTCGTGAAGTTGCAGACGATATTCTTTTATGTGACGACCACTATCGTGCAAAGTTGTGGGGTATGGCCAAGTCACCTTACGACTTGACAATGTATATTGACGCTGACATGGAATGTGAGCACGAAGACATCGTCAAATGTTGGGATGAGATGAAGGACCACGATGTGGTATTCTCTGCACTCACAGACGATCGTTCTTACATCTACGCAGAGCGAGACTTTGATACACCAGAAGGTCCTCAGAAGTTCTCTTTATGCGGTGGGGTATGTTTATATGATATGTCTAAGCCGATCGTGCGAGAGTTTATGCAAGATTGGTGGGACTTAACGTTCAGACAGATGAACGACACTTGGTGGCCTAAGGGGTATGCGGACAGTCTCAAGTCTTGGGATCAGTTCTCACTCTGGTGGTTGACTGAGAGAGAAGAAAAATATAAAGACCTCAAGGTCGGTATCTTTGATGACGATTTGAGGTGGAACTATTACAACGCCTTTAATTGGGCAATAACACAACCCGAAGGACCTGTGATCTTACGTCACTTCTCTGCAGGGTTAAATAAGGACACACCAATCGTATGACACAGGTAAATGATCAATATCTGAAGCATATCGAAGTCAACAATCCAGAACTTCTGGATATTCTTGATGAGTATGCGAAGTTGCACAAGTGGGATGGGTTTCTAAAGAACGCACACTGCACTGCAAAGGAACACGCACGTCAACGTCCTTATTACGTTGGCGAAAAGTACATGAAGGAAATCATGGCGATGGGTACTGGGCACGATGGCTTCCCAGAACATCTGCTTGGTTATAACTTCAAGATCTCTGATCGTGGTCACTTAATGTTTGAGAAAGACGCAGACCCACTATTCCGTCGCGACTTTACTCATCACCTATCTGACCTAAACGATCGCATGATGAACTTCTTGTCTACTAAACACAATGCATTGTGTGCAGTATATCCACCAGAAGGTTTCATCTCGTGGCATAACAACCAGAACGCACCTGGCTTCAATCTAATCTTCTCGTACTCAGAGGATGGTCAGGGTTGGTTCGATTATGTTCATCCAGAGACAAAGGAAGTGATCCGTTGTCAAGATGAGCCAGGGAAGTGGACATGTAAGGCTGCTTACTTTGGTTCGTTCGAGGAACCAGACAAGAGACTATACCATGCGGCATCGTCAGGTGGCGAGTGGAGAACTACTGTTTCTTATATCTTTGATTGGACTGACGCGGGTGCAGACCTACGCGAGATGGTCCTAGAAGACATTTCTGCAAAATATTAAATCCTAAGTCCCTAAGTCGTATAAATAGAGGAAAACGTTTATACACTTAGGGTCTTTAAGACGATGGCACATTACGAAGATTTTACAATCGACCAAGGCGCGGATCTAGCTCTACAACTAGAGTTAGTGAATCCAGACGGGTCAACGAAAGATCTTAGTGGTTACTCTGCCGCAGCGAAGATGAAGAAAAACTTCAACAGTCTCGCGGCAGATACCCTTGACTTTACTGCAGTCGTCAGTGACCCACCATCCGCTGGTGTAGTTACATTATCTCTCACTAATCTCCAGACCGATGAACTATCTACACGCGGTCGTTACGTTTATGATGTTGAAATCAACTACACCGATAGTGATGGTAACAACATTGTTGAACGCGTACTTGAAGGTAAGATAAAAGTTAACCCTTCAGTGACAAGGTAATAGTATGCCTATACGCAGGGTTTCTACAGCCGGTCCAGATACATACGTCAAGAAGATTGGCGGTATTCGCACTGGTACAACTAAAGTACGAAAGATTACGATCGGCAGACCTGTAAGTCACGCCGTACAAAATCTATCATCTAATATTAAGACATTTGATGGTCTGGGAGATATACCAGGCATCGATGAGTTGAAACTAGGTGAGATTGGTATTAATACACAAGATGGTCGTTTGTATATCAAGCGAGCATATGACGGTGTAGAGACGATTGTCGAGATCGGTGCAGCTGGTGGTGGTGGTGATTTAAATGCGACCACAACGTTTAATGCATACATATACACGTCGGACGGGACGTTGCAGACAGTCGAGGGTGCGGATGATGCGGGTAACGTATTACAGTATGATCCAGACCCTAACACTCCGTCAAGGATTCAAGTTTATTTGAACGGTGTCTTACTCCACCAAGGAATAGACTACGTTGCAAACGATGGGGCAAGTATTGTCCTAACTCACCTTGTTGGTGAGGAGCAGGTGGTTCAGGTAGCCGCCTATAACTCTACCGGAGTTTCCCTAAACAATGACTTGATCGTAGACGATCATTTCTCATTGACATTAGGTACAAACGAAGAAACCCGCCTTTATCATAATGGAACTGACACTGTCATCAAACACTTAGGTTTCAATGACAGTCAATTCAAGATGCAATATCAGAATAACGACAAGTTCATTATGGATAATGCAGGCGTCCAACTAATTGGGTCATACAAACTCAACGGTGCGGATGTCGCCACTCAAACTGACATTGATCAGATTAACAACAGACTTGATGCGCTAGACAGTGATGTCCAAGAGATCAAGGCCCTACTGGCGCAATTAACCTAAGTTATAGTCCAGTTAAACTCGTTTTTAATATAAATAAAATCAGTATATTAACTGACCCTAGTATTCGAAGGTATGATCAATAATAAGTCCTTTAACAGGGTACTTGCGGAGAGTCTATTCAATCTTGCAAAACAAAAGCAAGATGAGGTTTCTGCAACACCCGGCCAAGAAACTGCGTTATTCGATTATATCGAAGGTACCTCTTCATCGACGAATGATCGAACTGTAATACCTGAGGCGCAATCGATCACGGCCCCAGGCGACACTGCAGTATTCACTTTGAACGGTACTCCATCTCGCGATGACTTAATTGATGTTTGGGTGAATGATGTTCTTCAACACCCTGAAGAAATATATGAAACTATTGGTAATACTATTCATTTTTTTGTGATCCCTCCGCAAGGAACGGACATCTACATTAAATTTCGTTAGTATATTATTAAACGTTTAATTTCAACCTAACTCTAGGAGATTCACAGATGTCATTTAGACAGATTAAATCACCTGCTCTAGCCGATAAGGCTGTCATCAACACCAAACTTGACGAAAGTGCGGTACAAGGACAGAGCACCCTAACGGGGATGACCTCAACGGACCAGTGTTTTACACTGTTGTACGATGTAGGTTCGGACTCGTTGAAGAAAATCGCAGCTGACGATTTCTTCGGTTCATTTACAACAGATGATTTAGTAGAAGGTTCTAGCCAATTATACTTCACTGACACACGTGCAAAGACTGCCGTCGCTCAGGATATCGCAGACGCAGTTGCAGTTGAGGAAACTCGTGCACTTGCGGCAGAAGGCGTACTACAAGCTGCAATCGATGCAGAGGTTGTACGTGCAACTGCAGCTGAACAAGCAAATGCTCTTGCAATTTCAAATGAAGTAACACGTGCAGTAACCCGCGAAGACGCAATCGAAGCCGCTTTCCAAGCTGCAGACGCTGCGTTGTCAGTACGTATCGATAACATCCTATCGAACACTGACGAAGTCGCACTAAACTCTCTAGCAGAAATCGTAACTGCGTTCCAAGACGCGGATGACGTACTAACTGCATCAACTATCGCAAACTCTAACGCAATCGCAACTGAAGTTGCACGTGCAACTGCTGCAGAGCAGGCAAACGCAACTGCGATCGCAACTGAGACTACTCGTGCAACTACTGCAGAAGCTGATCTACAATCACAGATCACTACTGAAGTTGCAGCTCGTGTTGCAGGCGACAATGCGCTAGACGCACGTTTGACTACTGAAGAAGGTAATGTAGATCAACTACAAACTGACCTTGCAGCAGAAGTCTCACGCGCAACTGCCGCTGAGGCAGTCATCGCACAAGACCTTGCAGACGAAGTTACTCGTGCAACTGCGGCGGAAGCTGCGAACGCACAAGCGATCACTGACGAAATCAACGCACGTGCAGTAGCGGATACTCAAGTCCGTACTGACATGACTGCATTGATCAACTCTGGTGACGCTGCAACTCTACTATCAGCGAAGGCAAACGACGATCTATTGATTGGCGACGCTACTGTTGACGGTACTGCAGGCAACACTGTAACTGATCGCATCGCAACTGCTAAGGCAGAGGCGGTCGCAAGTGCATCTACTGACGCAACTTCTAAAGTCGCTTCAGAGACCGCTGCACGTCAGGCTGCAGATTCAGACCTACAGGCACAGATCGTTTCTAACGACGGTGAGATCGCAACTCTACAATCAGAGATGGATGCGGTTGAAGTACGTGCCACTGATCTTGAATCTCGTGCGACTGTAGTTGAAGGTCGCGTCGATGATATCATCGGCACTTCACCAGAAACACTAGACACTTTGCAAGAGATCGTCGCTGCATTTGAAGCATCCGACTCAGACATCTCTGCACTTGTCAACTCTAACACTACTGCAATCACTAACGAAGCAACTGCTCGCTCATCTGCAGATACTATCCTACAGGGTAATATCGACGCAGAGGCTGCAACTCGTGCAGCTGCAGACGTTACTTTGCAGAACAACATTGACGCAATCGAACTTGACTACATCGAACGTGACGCGGTAGTTGCTGCAAACGCAGCCGCTGACGCAACTGCGAAGGCAGACGCTGCAGAAGCTGACGCAATCGCACACGCAGATGCACAAGACGCGGCACTAATCGGTGACGCATCTGTTGACGGTACTGCAGGCAACACTGTTACTGCACGTATTGCAACTGCTAAGTCAGAAGCGACTGCATACACCGATGCACAGGTAGCGGCAGAAGCTGGTATCCGTCAGTCGGCAGACGACGCACTATCTCTACGTACTACTTCACTAGAAGGTCGTATGGATACTGCAGAGGCAGACATCACTGCACTAGAAGGTGATCTGGCTACTGAAGTCGCTGCACGTACATCCGGTGACACAACTCTACAGGGTAACATCGACGCAGAAGCGACTACTCGTGCAGCTGCTGATACTACTCTACAACAAAACATCGACGCAGAAGAAACTGCACGTATCGCTGGTGATGCAAGTCTACAGACTCAAATCACTGCGGAAGTTACTCGTGCAACTGGTGTCGAAGCGGGTCTACGTACTGACGTTGACGCAAACACTGTGGGTGTTGCAACTAACGCAACTAACCTATCAAACGAGATCACTCGTGCACAGTCTGCGGAAGCGGGTCTACAGACTCAAATCACTAACGAAGTCAACCGTGCAACATCTGCAGAGGCAGCCCTTGCGGCAGCTGATTCAGACGAGCAGGCTGCACGTATCGCAGGTGACGCGGCACTACGTTCAGACGTAGATGTTAACACTGCAGACATCGCAGGTCTTGATTCAGACCTATCTGCAGAAATTGCACGTGCACAGGCAGCAGAACTAGTACTAACTCAAGACCTAGCGGCAGAGGTAACTCGTGCAACTGGTATTGAGGCAGGTCTACGTACTGACGTTGACTCAGTAACTACTCGTGTTGACAACATCATCGGCACTTCACCAGAGACTTTAGATACTCTACAAGAAATCGTTGCTGCATTCGAAGACGCAGACTCAGACCTACAAGCAGTTATCTCTGCAAACTCAGGTCGTTTGACTGTCAACGAAGGCGACATCGACGCTCTTGAAGTACGCGCAACTGACCTTGAGTCACGTGCAACTCTAGTCGAAGGTCGTGCAACTGCACTAGAAACTGAGCAGTTGGCACAAGGTAGCCGTCTAACTGTTAACGAAGGCGACATCGACGACCTAGAAGCGAAGGTTGGTACTGCAACACTAGACACCACTGCAACTGATCTATCAGCTGCAATCAACGAACTACACGGTGAACTAGACGTAGAAGCAGGTCATGTAGACGTATTGCAATCAGAAATGGATGCAGTTGAACTACGTGCAACTACACTAGAAGGTCGTGTTGATGGTATCGATTCTGATCAGGTTGTTCAGAATACTCGCCTAACTAACGCTGAATCTGCTATCACTTCAATCGAAAGTAAGGTAGGTACTGGTACATTCGACACTACTGCACAAGACACTGTCGGTGCGGTTAACGAAGTACACGGTGAACTAGACGCGGCAGTAGCTCGCATCGACGGTCACGATTCAGACGTATCATCACTACAAGCACAGATCACTGCAGAAGTTAACCGTGCAACTACAGAAGAAGGTCTAATCCGTTCTGAGTTCGCAACAGAAGACACTGCAATCCGTTCTGAGTTCGCTGCGGCAGACGCAGTTGTTGCGGCTAACGCTGCGGCAGACGCGACTTCTAAGGCAAACGACGCAGAAGCGAATGCGAAAGTATACGCAGACGGAATCGTTGCAACTGAAGCAACTGATCGTGCAAACGCAGACGCAGTACTACAGTCTGCAATCGACGCAGAAGTAACTCGCGCAACATCTGCAGAAGCAGCATTGTCATCTCGTGCAACTGCACTAGAGACAGAAATGACTGCAACTCAGTCTGGCGCTGGTCTAACTACTGCTGGTAACTACATTACTCCAACTGGTACTAACTACATCGATCCAACTGTTTCGTTGGCAGACGCAGATCTAAAACTAGACACTGCAATCGGTGCAGAAGTAGCTCGCGCAACTGGTGTTGAGGCTGGTCTACAGACTCAGATCACTAACGAAGTTGCAGCTCGCATTGCGGGTGATTCAGACCTACAAGGTCAGTTGGATGCGGAAATCGCACGTGCGACTGGTGTTGAGACAACTCAGGCTGGTCTAATCCAAGCGAACGCTGATGCGATCGCGGCAGAAAGTACTGCACGTCAATCCGCTGATGCAAACCTACAGTCTCAGATTGACTTCATCAAGTCAAACACTGATTCGGCTGCACTAGACTCACTAACAGAGATTGTCAACGCATTCCAATCTGCTGACTCTACTCTAACTGGTCTAGTATCACAGAACCAAACTGACATCGCTGCAAACGCAACTGCAATCTCCACTGAAACTACTGCACGTATCGCTGAAGATGCGGCAATCCGTGGTGAGTTCGCAACTGCAGACGCAACCCTACAGACTCAGATCGATGGTAAGGTAGCGAAAGCTGGTGACACTATGTCTGGTGTCTTGAACATGGGTTCAAACAAGATCTCTGGTCTTGCTGCAGGTTCAGTTGATTCAGACGCAGTCAACAAGGGTCAGATGGACGCAGGTCTTGCTGCACAGCACATCTCAGTATTCACCACTGGTGATCTTACTGAAGGATCTAACCTATACTACACAGATGCACGTTCACGCGCTGCATTCTCTGTAACTGACGTAGATGGTGAAGGTAACGTATCTTACAACAGCACTTCAGGTGTTCTATCAGTATCAACTGGTAAGGCATTCACTGAGTTGGAAGACGTTGCAACTGCTTCACTAGGTACTGATAAGGCTGGATTCGTTGCACGTGTTAAGACTGACGGCTCTGCGATCGAACTAGTCGATCCAGCAGAACTACAGTTCAACGACGCTAAGCGTCAAACAATCAACGGTGACGGTTCACAGACCGTATTCGCACTAGACTTCTACACTCAAGAAGCGAATGCAATGGTCTTCGTTGGTGGTGTTATTCAGGATCCATCTGTACACTACTCAATCGACGCTGTAAACCAGCAGATCACATTTAACAGTGCGATCCCTGTTGGTACTCAGGCGGTAATCATCGCTCAGTCTACTAACTCAGTCGGTGTCCTAGACCCAGGCTCAGTTGGCGTTGAAACTCTGGCGGATAACGTTAAGGCGTTTATCCAAAGTAATGATGTAGTTGTGGGAACTTCTGCAACTGTGGTATCTTCGTTCAACAAGGGATCATACCGTTCTGCTAAGTACGTTGTGACTGTCGAATTGAACGGTGAGTTCGAGACTCGTGAATGTCTAGTAACTCACGATGGTACTAATGCATACATCGTCGAGTACGGTATTGTCTTCACTGGCGCAAGCCTACTAGGAGACACTGACGTACAGGTGAACGGTAGTTCAATCGAACTAACTTACACCGCAGTAGGCGTTGGTGCTGTTGTTAAAGTCGCTGCAGTATACGTTGACGCATAATGAACACTGATGAGGTGGGGGACGTGCCCCACCTTATATCATACAGACATTAGTGTTTTAACTCAACAAAGGTAAAGAAAAATGAGTACAAATAAAAAGTTCAGAATACAGAACGGTCTCGATGTCACTGGTGAAGTGGTCGTCGGTGGCGTTACTGTAATTAACGCTGACGGTACCGTTGTTTCCGATGTAAGTGACCAACTTGTTCCTCTTCAGGCAGATGTTGCGGCCTTAGAAACTTCAATCGCAAACATTCTTGGTACATCGCCAGAAACTCTTGATACCCTTCAAGAGCTGGTTGCCGCATATGAAAGTGCGGATGCAGATCTGACTGTCTTGGTTACGCAAACTAGCCAAGCTGTTACAGATCTGGAAAACTCAGTAGGTGCGGGTGCGGCATTGACTGTTACATCTCAACCTACTACTATTAACTATGAAGAGTCATTGGGTTCAGTATTCAAGATATTTGCATCTGATAATCATGATCAGGGTATATTATACTCTTCGAATAACTATAACTCAGTTACAGTTTTCAACAGATATAATACATCTAACTCTGCACTACAAGAAGAAGGGTTCGATAAGTCTTTTGTAACTTCAGACGCATTCTTCTTGCATCATGACGACAGAGTTATCGAATATCCATTAGATGAAAATGCGATCGAGAACGATCAACGTGCAGTAGAATACGTTGGTTGGCCAGCTAACGAATATAGCAGAATGATATACGCGGATGATGACGTGGTTGCGTTAATCACCGATGATAATATGTCTTCTGCACGATTCCGTGTATGGACTCGTGGTGACGGTTATTCTGGTACAACTATTGCCATTCCAACACCTGCAGAGGATTGGAACCATTCTTGGGGTAGAACAATCACTCGAGCTGGGGACTACTTTGTAATTGGTGGTTCTCGTGGTGGTTCGATTCATAACCTAGACGGATCTTTCGTCAAGTACTTCTATGCAAGCACATATTTCTCAAACACTCAAGATGTTAACTTCGGTGGAGACAATAAGAAATCTGCAGTAGCATCTTACGGAAATACACTTGTTATTGGTTGTCCAAATGCCGCTCGCAGAAGTGGTATCGGTGCTACAGGTGCGATATTAATCTTCGACATGAATGATTTTAACATCATGCCGACGGTTGTATATTGTCCAACACCAGATTACCCGAATGATAAATTTGGTTATTCGGTTGATGTGACTGCTGATCGTATTTACGTTTCGGCCCCAGGCATCAACCAGACTAATGGCGACCATCCTAAAGGTCGTGCGTTCGTCTTGGAGTTAGATGGTACTTTGGTACAAGAGATAACCGATCCAAACCCTAACAGCATCTACCGTAACTTTGCGTATTTCCTTGGTGTTTCTGGAACTACTTTGGCTATCGCTGCAGAGGGTTATGATAACTCTATCGGAAGTAAAGGTGGTATCTACCTATATGACACTGAAGATTTAGCCTCAGGTCATGTTGAAGAACTAGTTTACCCAGGCACTGATTTAGATTATCCAAAGCGATTCCACGTAACTACTGCAGAGCTGTTGACACAAGCTGCATCCGACGTTATCGTTCCATCGTCAGGTGTTGTTCCTGCTATCAACTATCTTGAAGACAAGACAAATGATATGCAGACTGAGATCAATGCTCTGACAGGTCAGGACACGTCTCTAAGTACGTCTATCGATGCAAACACTGCAGCGATTACTGCTGAGACTGCACGTGCACAGGCCGCGGAGTCTGCGAACTGGAATGCAATCCAGAACGAAATCACACGTGCGACTGCGGTAGAAGATGCAAATACTTCTGCAATCTCAGATGAAAGTGTTGCACGTGCGGCTGGTGACTCTGCGTTACAATCACAGATTGATGCGATTGTTGGTACGTCTCCAGAGACTTTGGATACACTACAAGAAATTGTAGCGGCATTCGAAGGTGCAGATAGTGACCTACAGGCAGTGATGACCGCAAACGCTTCTACGATCTCTGAGTTAGAGAGCGCTATTGGCTCTAATGTTTCTACCGATCCAAACCTACCTGCATCATTTAGTGTTGATGGATATGGTTCTGGTTATCACTCAGACTTCTTCAAGACTATAAGTGGAGAGTCGTATACTATAAGTGGTAACAATAGTGGTAGTCCGTTCTATGTTCGTGTAATTGATGTAGATGGTAATCAGTTAGAAAACATTTATATGAACCCGAATGGGGTTAGTTGGTCAGGATCATTTACTGGTAACGGTTCTGTTGTAAAACTACAGTTCTACATTGACCATGAAAACCCACAAAGCTTCAACTCTGTATCGTTCTCAGGAACTACGGGTTCTGCTGGTTTAGAGACAACAGCTACAACAGTATTTGGTGCGGTTAACGAACTACACACCGAACTACAGACACTTGCCGGTTTAGACACTAGCATTGTGAGTGACGTGTCTGCAAACACTCAGGCGATCGCTGACGAAGTTGCCCGTGCAACTGCGGCAGAGGCTTCACTGTCTACTTCGATTTCAAATGAGTCAACTGCACGTAACACTGCAGTAAGTGGTCTACAATCACAGGTCACTTCTAACGCATCTGCAATCACTGCAGAAGAGTCTCGTGCACTAGCTGCAGAGGCAGGTCTTGCAACTCAAATCGCTGCAGAATCTACTGCACGTGATAGTGCAATCTCTGCTGAGGCTTCACTACGTGAGGCGGGTGACGCTGCACTACAGGCTGCAATCGACGCAAGTGTATCGACTACTGATCTAAGTGTTAGTGGTACTGCAACATTCGAGGGCGGAATCAACGTTGGTTCTAACGGTGGTTCAATCGGATACGACGACACTTCTGAAGATATTCAGATGATGTCAGATGTGGATATGCAAGGTAACTTGATCCACAATCTAGGTACTCCGGTAGACGCTACAGACGCTGCATCTAAGTCATATGTTGACGGTCGTATCAGTGATGTTATCGGTGGTTCGGTTGAGTCACTAGACACAATCCAAGAAGTTGTTGCTGCATTCGAAAGTGCTGATAGTGATATCCAGGGCTTGATCGCGGCAAATACTGCAAACCACGCAACTAATGCAGCTGCAATCTCTGCAGAAAGTACTGCTCGTCAGACAGCAGATACTACTCTACAGGGTAACATTGACGCAGAGGCAAGTGCACGTTCCGCGGCTGACTCCAATCTACAAGCGAGTATAGACGCAGAAGTTGCACGTGCAACTGCAGCAGAGGCACAAAACGCAACTGACATTGATTCACTAGAGTCAACTGTTGGTTCGGTAGATGTTCAACTACTACCTTCTTCTGTTACTGCAAATACTTATGACACATTGTATACAACAACAGTTAATACTGTTATTGGTCAACAATATACAATCTCATTCGATTATTCTAACCCAGACAAAGGGTTTGGTTTCTATGTTTGGAGTGAAGCAGGAAACATCAATAATGCAGATATAGTAGATGAAAACTTCTCTAGTGCGGCAAACTCTTCGGGTTCAGGTAGCAGAACATATACATTTACTGCAACATCTGAAACTACTGGGATTGCGGTTAGACCAGAAAACAACAACAGCATTCCTGTACAGATCACCAACTTGAGTATGCCTTCTCCGGCTCCGACTCTAAACACGACTGCACAGGTAGTTATTCCTGCGATTAACGAAGTTCTTGCAGCAGTAAACTCTTCGTCTACTGCATCTGCAAGTGATCTTGCTGCGGAAACTGCGGCACGTATCGCGGGTGACTCTGACGTAACTGCAAGTCTTGCAGGTGAAACTGCAGCTCGTATTGCGGGTGACGGTTCACTACAGTCTCAGATCGACGCAGTCGAATCTGCAGTACAGGCAATCACTAGCGGTTCAGTTGCATCACTAGACACTCTAGTAGAAGTTGTATCTGCATTCGAGAATGCGGACTCAGATCTACAAGCGTTGATGACTGCAAACTCATCTTCGATCTCAGGTGTTGACACTCGTGTCGGTACCCTAGAGACTGAAATGGATGCAGTTGAAGGTGTTGCGTCAGCAAATGCAAGTTTGTTGTCAACTCACTCATCATCAATCGCAGGTTTGGATAGTGATGTTTCTTCACTACAGTCATTCACTGGTCAAGGTACTGCACTAGGTACTGCGGCAGTATCATTGGCTGCAGCGATCAACGAAATTCACAATGAGTTGAATTCAGTTGTCGCTGATCTAGGTGTTGAAACTGCACGTGCGGCCGCGAAAGAGAACAGTCTTGATTCGGATATCGACGATGAGACTGCAGCTCGTATCGCAGGTGACGCAGGTCTACAGTCACAAATCGATTCACTATCAACGTCTCTAACTGACGAAGGTACTGGACGTGACTCAGACGTTGCAAGCCTACAGTCGCAGATCAACTCTATCGTGTCCAATACTGATTCTGCAGCGCTAGACTCTCTAACTGAGATCGTCGCAGCGTTCCAGAGTGCAGATGGTTCACTAAGTCAGTTGATCACTAACAACCAGACTGACATCACTTCACACAATACTCGTATTGGTGTGATTGAAGCTTGGACTACTGATAACCTTCCAGAAGGTTCAGTCAACAAGTACTTCAACGACAGTGACGTTAAGGCATGTTTGTCAGGCGGTCTATGTATCGACTACGACGCGTCAACTGGTGTTATCGCGATTGACGAGGCAGAAGCTGCAACTTCATTGAAGACTGCAGAATCATTCGCTTCGGATGATGCATCTAAACTAGAAGGTCAGGCAGGTTCTTACTACCGTATCGATGTCTACGACATCAACGGTTCAGTTGTGAACTAATCCACTTCAGATGAATAGAAAGGGGACTTCGGTCCCCTTTTTTATTGCTAGTATAAATAAACGTATAAATAGTATTATTCAACTATGGAACCATCAAATGTACGCAACTAGTAAAGACGAACTGATAGACTATTGCCTACGTGCCTTAGGGCATCCAGTAGTAGACATCAACATTGATGAAGAACAACTAGACGATCGTATTGACGAGGCCGTCCAGTGGTTTCGTGAGTTTCACCCAGATGGTTCAAAAAGATTTTATCTGCAACACCAACTGACGCAACAAGACATCGATAATCAGTACATTGACTTTCCGGATGATATGGATCTACTGAGCGTTGTCCGTATGATGCCTGTGTCTTACACAGGTGCGCAGACAGGGTGGTTCAGTGACGCATGGCAGTTCATGAAGTTTACTGTCAGTGATTTCGTCAACGGCCGTGGTATTCTTGGTGACCTTGCATACTACGAGCAGATGCAACAACACTTGTCATTGATCGACATGAAGTTAAGTGGTCATCCAATAATCACATTCGATCGACAGTACAACCGTATTAATTTGCATATCAGTACATCCAAACTTGACGTAGACGACTACGTGGTGTTTGAGGTATATGGTGTGCGTAATCCAGATGACTCAGTAAATGAGTACAACAACCTTTGGAACCATCGTTTTTTAAAAGCATATGCGACTGCATTGATTAAGAAGCAGTGGGGTCAGAACCTCATCAAGTTTGACGGTATGACACTCCCAGGCGGAGTTACCGTGAACGCTCGTCAGATCTATGAAGATGCACTTCAGGATATTGACAAGATCATGGAGAAATTCCGTGAAGAAGATGAGGAAGGCCCAATGTTCTTTATGGGGTAACCGATGGCGACCAATCCATACATTAGTCAAGGACATAGACCTGAACAGAGTCTATACGAAGACTTGGTCATTGAGTCCATTAAATTTTATGGACAAGATGTCTATTATCTACCAAGAGAAGTGGTAGAGCGAGAAGACATCTTCCTAGACAGTATTCAGTCTCAGTTCTCTGACGCATACAAGGTTGAGGTGTTCATTGAAAACACCGACGGTTTCGAAGGTGAGGGTGACCTATTCACTAAGTTTGGTATTGAGTTACGTGACCAAGCGACGTTTGTTATCGCACGTCGTCGATGGAGAGAACTGGTAGGTGATCGACTAACTCAACACGAGTTCAGGCCACGTGAAGGTGACGTTATCTACTTGCCTCTGTCAGAATCATTATTCCAAGTGATGAAGGTAGAGACGGAATCTCCGTTCTATCAGTTGAACCAGCTACCGTTATTCCGTCTACAGTGTGAGTTGTTCGAGTACTCAGACGAAGACTTCGACACAGGTATCGAAGAGATTGATGTCGTTGAGCGTGAGGCTGCATTCCAGTATCATATTCAGATGGGTGCACCAGACTCAGACGAAGGTGGATTCTACTACATCGGTGAGAAGGTGGTTCAGACCTTCGACGACTTCACTCTTGAAGGTGAGGTCACTGCATGGAATAGTGAAACCCGTATTTTGTCCATTGCACACACAGGTGCGGACGACGGTGCGTATCACATCTGGACAACTGACCGAATCATCGAGTCAGACTCAGGTGCGCGTTACACACCAACACAGGTGTCTGAAGACATCAATGAGATTCAACCATTGAGCCAGAACAAGATATTCGATGATTTCGAAAACGACTTCGTGGACTTCAGTGAGAGGAATCCATTCGGAGATATATTCTAATGTTCGGCACTTATTTTTATAACAAACGTGTACGTACCAGTGTATCGGTCTTCGGTTCACTGTTCAATAACATACATGTTTTAAGAACAGATGCGAACGGTAAAGTATTGTCGCAGGTAAAAGTACCTCTATCATATGCGCCGAAGCGTAGTTTCCTTGAAAGATTAGAGGAGATGTCGCAAGGAGAAGATGCAGAACGTAGAGTTGCAATCAAGCTCCCACGTATGTCGTTCGAGATTACTTCGATGACTTACGATGCGCAGAGACAGTTACCGAAGATCAATAGTTTTACTGCATCCACAGAAGATGAATCAGGTAACACCAGACGCAAAGTATACACTGGTGTTCCATACAGTATTAGTTTCCAGTTGAGCGTCTATGCGAAGTCACAGGATGATGCACTACAGGTCGTAGAGCAGATACTACCTTACTTCTCTCCACAATACACTCTATCTGTCAAACCATTTTCTGATCTACCAGATGTTACGGAAGATGTCCCTATTGCACTGCAAGGGGTTGATTTCCAAGATGACTATGAGGGTCCGCTAGAACAACGTAGGACTATAATATATAATTTAAACTTTGAAATGAAAATGAACTTCTATGGGCCTGTCCAAGACGGTAAGATTATTCGTGAAGTTAACATGAATATGCACCTAATGGACCCAGATGAATTCATCCACAACATCGAGATCACACCAGTTCCGGCTGACGTAAGTCCGGACGATGACTATGGTTTCGGGATAGAGTATAATGACGAGAGACACACGTAAACCACCAGCGTTATTTGACGAAGAGCAGAAAAAGAACTTCGTCCACGAACAAGACTACGAATACTCTAGGGACACTTACTATGACCTCATAGAGAAAGGTCGTGAGTCACTAGAACTTATGATTGAAGTCGCACGTGAGAGTGAGCACCCTCGTGCGTTCGAGGTATTGTCGAACATGATCAAGGGCATCGCAGATGTCAATGATAAGTTGATGGACTTGAATAAGAAACAGAAGGAACTGCAGAAAGACGATTCCGCTGTTGAAAAAACTACGACGAACAACAATCTGTTCGTTGGGTCTACTACAGAGCTACAACGCATGTTGCAGGGTCAAGATGAGAAAGTCATCGATCACGATGACAGTGATGAATGAGTACGTACACAAAGAACTCCTACTTAGGTAATCCAAATGTAAAGCGTGATGGTGTCTCAGAAGAATGGGACGCTAAGAAACTGCGCGAGTATAAAAAGTGCATGAACGATCCCGCGTACTTCTGTCGCAAGTACGTGAAAGTCGTGCACCTTGACAAAGGTTTGGTCCCGTTCAAACTATATCCTTATCAGGAGGAGATGTTCGAGCACTTCAACAATAACCGATTCAATATCGTGTTGGCTTGTCGTCAGTCGGGTAAGTCGATTAGTTCGGTCGGGTATCTGTTGTGGTACGCACTGTTTCATCCAGAGAAGACTATCGCGATCCTCGCAAACAAGGGTATGACTGCACGTGAGATGTTGGCGCGTGTTACACTTATGTTGGAGAACCTACCGTTCTTTTTGCAACCTGGCTGTAAGGCACTGAACAAGGGGTCACTGGAATTCTCCAACAACTCTCGTATCATCGCAGCCGCGACATCCGGATCATCGATTCGTGGTATGTCGGTCAACCTACTATTCCTAGATGAGTTTGCGTTCGTCGAGAACGCGGCAGAGTTCTATACATCAACCTATCCGGTAATCTCATCGGGTAAGGACACTAAGGTCATCATCACATCAACCGCAAACGGTATAGGCAATACCTACCACAAGATCTGGGAAGGTGCGGTACAGGGTGTGAATGAATACAAACCGTTTCGTGTGGATTGGTGGGATGTCCCCGGCCGAGATGAAAAATGGAAAGAACAGACCATCGCAAACACGTCCAGTCTGCAGTTCGATCAAGAATTCGGTAACACGTTCTTCGGTACAGGTAATACGTTGATCGAGGGTCAGGTACTTCTGGACCTACGTGCGCGTGAACCACTACAAAGACTTGAGGGTGGAGATCTTCTGGTATACGAAGAACCCGTCGCAGGACATCAATATATCATGACCGTTGACGTTTGTCAAGGGCGTGGTCAAGATTATTCTACGTTTAATATTATCGACGTATCACAGAGACCGTTCAAACAGGTATGCGTATATCGTAATAACATGATATCACCTATCCTATACCCTAACATCATCTACAAGTACGCAACACTGTATAACGAAGCGTACACGGTCATCGAGAACAATGACCAAGGAATGGTCGTATGCGTGGGTCTATACCAAGACCTAGAGTACGAGAACATTCACCTTGAGTCTGCGGTTAAATCCGATGCGATCGGTATTCGCATGGACCGCAAGGTCAAACGCATTGGGTGTTCACAGATCAAAGACATCATCGAGAACAACAAACTGCATATCGTTGATGAGAACACCATCATGGAGATCTCCACGTTTGTGTCCAAGGGACAGTCGTTCGAGGCCAGCGACGGTAACCACGATGACTTGATGATGAACCTTGTGATGTTCGGTTACTTCGTTGGTACACAGGCTTGGGGTGACATCACAGAAGTCGATATTAAACGTATGTTGTTCGATCACCGCATGAAAGAAATCGAAGATGATGTACCGCCGTTTGGTATTATCGATGACGGTAGTGATTATATTCCGCAACAGGATCTACACGATCCGTATAATATGGGGTGGCATTCGGTTGAAGGAATCGACTTCACACCAACCGAAGATTGGTGAAAATCGGTAAGTTATAAATAGATACATTGACAATTTCTCCGTATTATGTTTAACTTATTATTCGCTACCGATTAAAGGAAAAGGTTATGGCATTATCAAATCCATCTGCTTCGCCTGCCGTAACTGTACGTGAGGTTGATCTGTCTGGCGTTGCGCCAAACGTTCAAACCACTACAGGTGCATTTGTAGGCAACTTTAGATGGGGTCCAGCAGACCAACGCGTCTTACTCTCTGGTGAGGGTGATCTTGCGTCAGTGTTCGGTACTCCGTCAAAATCAAATGCAGTAGACTTTTTGTCTGCCGCATACTTTCTAAAATATTCTAACTCACTTTTCGTTGTACGTGCAGTATCAGCTGATGCATTCAATGCGTCAACTAGTATTGATCCAAACGGTGTTCTAATCTCACCTGAAGTTCCTGCTGTCTACATGACAGACAGTGACGGTAATCAGGTACTAGACTCAGATCAACAGCCTGTCGTTGTTACTCCTGCGGTTCCTGCAGTTTATGGACCAGAGACAGCTCGTCAAGTTAAGAACGAAGCCGAGTGGGATTCTATGGTGTGGGACGCATCACTAGGTTCATTCGTCGCTAAGTTCCCAGGCGAACTAGGTAACGCACTATCTGTACACATCTGTCCAGCGGGTGCAGACTTTGCAGGTTGGGCATACAGTGATTTCTTCACTGGTCCTGCTGCAACTTCTGATTGGGCTGCAGAACGTGGTGCATCTAACGATGAAGTACACGTAGTTGTTACTGATCGCACAGGTGCAATCTCTGGTACTGTTGGTTCAGTATTAGAAACGTTCGCATTCGTATCAGTCGCTGACGGTGCAAAGACTCCAGAAGGTTCACCAAACTACATCAAGGACGTAGTCGATGCACAATCTGCATACGTCTGGTTCGGTGGTTTCGGTTCTGAACTATCATGGGGATCTAACTCAGGTACAGCACCATCTGTCGATACTCCAGTAAACTACGCGGGCGGTTCATCTGCATCTGTCGCATTTACTAGCGGTACCGACGGAAGCGTTGCAACTCCAGATTACTCACTATTCTCTGACGTAGAGGAAGTGGTCGTAGATTTCTTGATCACTCCGAAGGACGGTGACGTATCTGCATTGAATGCAATCGCATCACAACGCAAGGACTGTGTAGTCGTCGCATCACCAACAGAAGCTGCAGTCGGTGACGCAGCCGCAACCGTTGCATGGGCAGACGGTCTAGGTATCAGTTCATCGTACGTAGTCGTAGACAACAACTGGTTGAAAGTTTTCGACAAGTACAACGATCAGTACGTAAACATTCCAGCTGCATCATCCACTGCGGGTGTTATGGCTGCAACAGACGCAAGCGCAGCGCCATGGTTCTCACCAGCGGGTAACCGTCGTGGTAACTACCTAGGCGTAACTGACATTGTTGCACATCCAGACAAGGGTGACCGTGACACATTGTACAAGGCGGGCGTTAACCCTATCGCAAACATTCCTGGCCAAGGTGTTCTACTGTTCGGTGACAAGACGTTCTTGAAGCGTCCATCGGCATTTGATCGCATCAACGTACGTCGTATGTTCTTGGCAATCGAGCGTTCAATCGCTTCTGCAGGAAAGAACGTAATGTTTGAGTTCAACGATGAGTTCACTCGTGCAGAGTTTGTAAACATCGTAGAACCACTACTACGTGAGATTCAGGGTCGTCGAGGTATCACTGACTTTAAAGTAGTCTGTGATGAAACTAACAATACTCCTGCTGTCGTTGACCGCAACGAGTTCGTCGCATCTATCTTCATCAAGCCAGCACGTTCTATTAACTTCGTGACATTGAACTTTGTCGCAGTTCGTAGTGGTGTAGACTTCGACGAAGTAGTCGGCGTAGTATAAGGAGATAGTCATGTCACTTAGAGTCGATGATTTTAAAGCAAAACTAAAGGGCGGCGGTGCACGTTCCAACCTATTCAAGGCTACTGTAAACTTCCCTGCATACGCAGGTGGTGACGCAGAGTTAACTTCATTCATGTGTAAGGCTGCACAGTTGCCTGCATCTGTAATGAATGTTATCAGTGTACCGTTCCGTGGTCGTGAGTTAAAGATCGCGGGTGATCGTACGTTCGAAACTTGGACTGTTACTATTATTAACGACACAGGCTTCGAGGTGCGTAACGCTATGGAACGTTGGATGAACGGTATCAATGCACACAGTGCAAACGTTGGTCTGACTAACCCTGTTACATATCAAGCGGATTTGATTGTTGAACAACTTGACAAAGACGGATCTACCCTAAAGACATACAACTTCCGTGGATGTTTCCCAACTAACGTTGCATCCATTGACTTATCGTATGAGCAAGAAGGTATCCAAGATTTTCAGGTTGAGTTCCAAGTTCAATACTGGGAAGCGAATACAACAAGTTAAATATGATATACATATAGAATCGGTGGGGGTAAAACCCCACCCATTCATAATGTGAGGCATCATGGCAGAGAACAACAACATTTTTCAGGCGTTCGGGTTCGAGTTAAAACGAGTCGCAAAACAACGAGAGGAAGATAAGAAGGCACCATCCATCGTACCAAAGATCGATGAGGATGGGGCTGGTTACGTCACTGCATCTGGTTCCTATTTCGGTCAGTACATCGATCTTGATGGTACTGGCGCAAAAGACAATCAAGAACTCATTCGTAAGTATCGCGTGATCGCAGAACACCCTGAGTGTGATGCAGCCATTGAAGATATCGTGAACGAGGCGATTGTCGCAGGTGAGTTGGAATCTACCATCACCGTCAATCTGGACAAAGTAGAAGCTCCAGACCGAATCAAAAAGACGATCACTGAAGAGTTCAATGACATCGTAAGTATGTTGAACTTCGAGGAGTACGGTCACGACATGTTTCGTTCGTGGTACGTAGACGGTCGCATCTATCATCACCTTGTGGTCAACGAGTCAAACTTGAAGGCGGGTATTCAAGAGATCCGTCCTATCGATTCGACTAAGATTCGCAAGGTAAAAGAAATCCAACATAAGAAAGACCCTAAGACGGGTGCGAAACTTGTGGATAAAGTCAATGACTTTTACATCTACCAAGAACGCGCAGGCGCTAATAATGGTATCAAGTTGACCAGCGACTCCGTATCTTATGTTACTTCAGGATTGTTAGACACGTCGAAGAAGCGTGTACTATCATATATGCACAAGGCAATCAAGCCGGTCAATCAGTTGCGTATGATGGAAGACTCTCTAGTCATCTATCGTATGGCACGTGCACCAGAACGTCGTATCTTCTACATCGACGTGGGTAACCTACCGAAGGGTAAGGCAGAACAACACATCAAGGACATCATGTCGCGTTATCGCAACAAGGTAGTCTATGATGCGAACTCTGGTGAGATCAAAGATGACCGCAAACACATGTCGATGCTCGAAGACTTCTGGTTACCACGTCGTGAAGGTGGACGTGGTACTGAGATAAGTACACTGCCTGGGGGCGAGAACTTAGGTCAGATCGACGATATCCTTTATTTCCAAAAGAAGCTGTACCGTTCATTGAACGTACCATTGAATCGTCTGGAGCAAGAGGCTCAGTTCTCTCTAGGTAGATCTACAGAGATCAACCGTGACGAAGTTAAGTTCCAGAAATTTATTGACCGTCTCCGCAGAAAATTCTCTAGTCTGTTCCTAGGCATCCTAAAGAAACAGTTGATCATGAAGGGTGTCTGTACCGAACAAGACTGGGAAGATTGGAGAACGGAAATACAGGTTGACTACAACCGTGATAACCATTTTGCAGAGCTGAAGGACGCAGAGATTCTGCGTGAACGTCTACAGACGATGGACCAGATATCACAGTATGTAGGTGAATATTTCTCACGTGAGTGGGTAATGAAAAACGTCATGATGTTTAATGACGAAGACATTGAAAATATGCGCAAAGAAGTCGAAGGCGAGAACGCTAAAGACGATGGCGCGGATGAAGAACCGGAGATGTAAATAATGAGTGACGATCAATCACTAGATGTTGAAACACTTGAGTTGGATGACGAAGTAGAGGTAGAGGCCACTGAAGAAGAGGTCGCCGTTGATCCTACTATGAGCTTTGTCGATGCACTTGCATCGGGAAACTTTAATGATGCAGAAACACTATTTAATGATATTTTAGGCGACAAGGTTCAGGCAACACTTGACGCAGAGAAGATCGCTGTCGCAGGACAGATATTTAATGGTGAACCAGATTACGAGGAAGACTTTACCGAAGACGATGTCGAGTATGGTGAAGAGGCCGCGGAGTTCGGTTCTGCTGAGGAAGTTGCGGTCGAGGAGACCGACGAAGAAGCCGTAGAAACTGAAGAGTGATAAACATCGGACAGCTGTCCGTCTAAGTAATTATTCTTTATTAGAACTGTAAGACGCCTCGCTGTGGGGGCGTTTTGCATTACGTTATAACAAAATGTTCGTTAAAATTTTTTTTTGTATAAATAATACAAAACGAGGGTGTTATGAAGACATTTAGACAACTGAGAGAAAATAAAGCGGTCATCAATAAAAAGATGGGCGGTTACCCAGTTGTCATCACCAAAACCCCAAAGGGTTACGAGCTGAAGATCGATGGTGATAAGGTAGATATTTTCAAAACACCTAAAGAGGCGGAGAAGACCGCGAAACAGGTCCTAAAGGACTTAGGTAAATTAAAATGAAACTGATTAGCGAATACGTAGAAAACGACATCGAATGCATCGTTGAAGCCAAAGAGAATGGTGAGAAGAACTATGTCATTGAAGGTGTGTTCGCACAAGCAGATCAAAAGAATCGTAACGGACGTATCTACCCTAAACCAATCATGGAGAAGGCAGTAAATACGTACGTTGAAAATCAGGTTAGTAAGAAGCGCGCAGTCGGTGAGTTGAATCACCCTGAAGGCCCTACTGTTAACCTAGATAAAGTTTCCCACTTAATTACTGACTTGAAATTGGAAGGTAATAATGTGATTGGAAAGGCACAAATATTGGATACTCCGATGGGTAAGATCGTTAAAGGTCTCTTAGAGGGTGGTGTTCAGTTAGGCGTGTCAACTCGTGGAATGGGAAGTCTTGAGAGTAGAAACGGCGTAATGTACGTCAAAGAAGACTTTATTCTTAGTACGGTAGATATCGTACAAGATCCCTCTGCACCAGATGCATTTGTTAATGGTATAATGGAAGGTGTAGATTGGGTCTGGAATAATGGTGTTCTTGAGCCTCAAGCGATTGAAGAGATAGAGACTGAAATCAAAACAGCACCGGCTGCAGTTCGACCTGAAGTGCAAATACGTGAGTTTAAGAATTTCCTCTCGTTAATCAAATCTAAACTATAAGGAGTCATCTATGACTGATCTTAATCAAGAAGTCGAAGTTGAAATCCGCGATACAGATGTTGAAACTAACGATGTAGCGGAGGAAACTCTGGACGAAGCGAAAGAGCCAGGCACTAACGGCGATGCGAAATCTGTGAAGGGACAACCTGTCTCTGAGCCAGAGTCAATCGCAACTGTCGATAAGGCGGCAAAAGGCGCTACTTCTAAGCAGGCACCACCAAAGACTAAGGCAGGTATGTTGAACGCAATGTATCAGACTGCTTCAAAAATGAAGAAGGCTGACCTACAAGCGGCGTACACTGCAGTATGTGAAGCGGCAGGTGTTGAACTAGAAGACGTAGCGGAACTTGACACATCTGCAGAACTATCTGCAATCGTTGAAGGTGAAGCGACTCTATCTGAAGAATTCAAGGAAAAGACTGCGGTAATCTTCGAAGCGGCTGTAAAGACTAAGCTGTCTGAAGAAGTCACTCGTCTTGAAGAACAGTATGCTGAAGAACTAGCCGAAGAAGTCGAGACTATCAAGTCTGACCTAGTCGGTAAAGTTGATTCTTACCTAAACTATGTAGTTGAATCTTGGATGGAAGAAAACAAGTTGGCGATTCAGAACGGTCTACGTACTGAGATCGCTGAAAACTTCATGAACTCAATGAAGGACCTATTCGTAGAGTCTTACGTTGAAGTTCCTGAGTCTAAGGTAGACCTAGTTGATGAACTAGCAGAGCAGGTATCTGAGTTAGAAGAGAAACTAAACTCAACTACTGGTGACGCTATTTCACTTGCAGAAGAACTAGAGACTTACAAGCGTAACACTATTATCGCTGAAGCCTCTCGTGATCTTGCAGACACTCAAGCAGAAAAGTTACGTGAACTTGCAGAGAGCGTTGACTTCGAGAACGAAGACCAATTCGTCAAGAAAGTTGCGACTATCAAAGAATCATACTTTTCAAAAGAAATCCCAGAGCAAATTGAAGAATCAGTTTCAGAAGAAGCTGAGGAAGTAGAAGTATCCGGCCTAATGGAGAACTACTTGAACGCTCTACGCAAAACCTCTAAAAAATAAGGAAGACTAAAATGAATCAATCATTCGACAAATTGATCGAAAAGTGGTCTCCAGTTCTTAATGAAGAATCTGCGGGCCAAATCAACGATCACCATCGTAAGGCAGTTACAGCTGCTATCCTAGAAAACCAAGAACGCGCAATGATGGAAGAGCGCACTGCAATGCAAGGCTTCATGACTGAAGACGCATCTGGCGGCGCGAACACTGGATCTGCAGCGAACTGGGATCCAGTATTGATCTCTCTAGTTCGTCGTTCTATGCCTAACCTAATGGCGTACGACATCTGTGGCGTTCAGCCAATGTCTGGTCCAACTGGCTTGATCTTCGCAATGAAGTCTCGTTACGGTTCTGGTAAGACTACTTCTCCAGAGGCACTATTCCAAGAAGCTGATACTGGTTTCTCTGGTACTGGTACTCACCCTAACGGTGAAGCAATGTCTACTGCAGCTGCAGAGGCTCTAGGTCGTTCTGGTAACGACGTTGAAGGCAACCCAGCAGGTTCTTTCGCAGAGATGGGCTTCACTATCGAGAAGGCAACTGTAACCGCTAAGTCACGTGCATTGAAGGCAGAGTACTCGCTAGAACTTGCACAAGACTTGAAAGCGATCCACGGCCTAGACGCTGAGACTGAGTTGGCGAACATCTTGTCAACTGAGATCCTAGCGGAAATCAACCGTGAAGTTGTCCACGCGATCAACTCTACTGCAATCCAAGGCGCAACTACTTCTAACATCAATGCTCCAGGCACTTTCGACCTAGACCTAGATGCAGACGGTCGTTGGTCAGCTGAGAAGTTCAAGGGTCTAGTTGTACAACTTGACCGTGAAGCAAACCAAATCGCGAAAGAAACTCGTCGCGGTAAGGGTAACGTCGTAGTATGTTCTTCTGACGTTGCAACTGCTCTAGCAGCTTCTGGTATGTTGGATTACACTCCAGCGATGTCTACTTCATTGTCAATCGACGACACTGGTAACACTTTCGCAGGTACTCTAAACGGACGCATCAAGGTCTACATCGATCCATATGCATCTTCTGACTACATCACTGTAGGCTACAAGGGTACTAACGCATACGACGCAGGTATCTTCTACTGCCCATACGTACCACTACAGATGGTCAAGGCAGTTGGTGAGGATGATTTCCAGCCACGTATCGGGTTCAAGACTCGTTACGGCATGGTATCAAACCCATTCGTTGGTTCACCACCACCAAGCGGCATCGCGTCGAACAACATCTACTACCGTTCATTCGCGGTAGCGAACATCATGGGTACTTCTACTACTGTATAAGTCTCATTAGTTCAATAAAAAGAACTGGTTTCAAGCTAGTCATTTTAGGGGAGTCTTCGGACTCCCTTTTTTTTGTGTATAAATATGGACTACTGAGGACATATTATGAGTCTAACAACTAACAAAAACTTTTTGCAACCTACAGGGTTTCGTGTCATCATTGACCGCGAGAAGTATGCGAACCTAGAGTTCTTTGCGCAGTCGGTGAATCACCCTGGCTCCGCAGTAGATGCTCGCGAGATCCCGCTGGCGAAACTACAGAACCTACCTATCGGTGGTGATAAGATATCATACGCAGAGTTAAGTATCAATTTGATCGTGGATGAAGACATGACCGCGTACAAGGAGATGCAGTCGTGGCTGGAACGCACCGTCGCAGAGAACGATACGACATCACTATATAATGATATAACCGTTGTGATCCTAACAAGTCATAACAATGCGAATCAACAGATACGATACAAGAACTGTATCCCTGTTAGTATTGGAACCATCGAGTTCACTTCCACTGCAGGTGATACCACATTCATTACGTTTGACGCTACATTTAGATACAGTGAATTTGAAATACAATGAGTCTGAAAAAATTTGAGATCAAGAACGCAAATGTTGTTGCGATTCTTGAAGATTTTCGTTATACTTACCGTGAGCTCTACAACCCCGAAGAAACAAACGAATGTATGTTTCCTCGTTACGTAGACAAGGCGGACTACTACACAGGCCCTGAGTTCCTCAAGGTCATACTTGATCAAGGTGAAGAACACTTGGGTGCCGCAGAGGTATCGGTGTGTTATCCGATCAAACCGCATCACTACAACGGGACTCATCCCGATGAGTATCAGAAGACATGGTCTAGCCTAGACGGAACACTAAAGGAAGAGTTGGGTCTATCGTCTAGCGCACTGTCTACTCTCTACCCACCCAATGGATTTATTGGTTGGCACAACAACGCAAACGCATCTGCATACAATCTCATCTTCTCATGGTCAGAGAATGGTGACGGGTGGTTCCGTTACATTGATCCAGTGAGTGGTGAAGAGATCACCGTGCAGGATGAGAAAGGCTGGAACCTAAAGGCAGGTCACTTCGGTCAGTACGGTTCAGGCGACGTGGTGTACCACTGCGCACGTACCAACTGTTATCGAATGACACTGAGTTACGTACTTGGGCACAACCAAGATTACTGGCAAGATTGTATTGACTACATCACCAATCCGTGATATACTATACCTTTTGCACCGTAGGTTTACACGATGGATTTAGACTCTATTAAAAGAGAGTGGGAGGAGGATTGCGTAATCCCCGAACATCGACTTGACGAAGTATCTCGCCAAACTCCTAGTTTACACGCTAAGTATCTAGGGTACAGGTCACTTGCAAAGTTGCAGCTGAAACGCGCAGAGAACGCACAGAAGACTTTGCTGTTGCAGAAGTGGAAGTACTACAACGGTAAGATGGACGAAGATGAATTACGTGCGACTGGATGGGATTTAGATCCCTTCAACGGACTAAAGGTTTTAAAGGGTGATATGGACCTGTATTATGATGCAGATCCCGAGATACAAAAGTCCGAAGAACGAATAGCGTATCTTAAAGAAATAATAGATACTATTACAGATATTGTTGATACTTTAAAATGGAGGCACCAGACAATCAAGAATATGATTGACTGGAGGAAGTTTGAGGCCGGTGGATAATAAAATACGAATAAGGATGGTCAACCACAGTTACTTTGCTGTGGAGGCTCATCCCGCACAGGAGAACGAATTGCGAGAGTATTTCTCGTTTTTCGTCCCTGGCTACAAGTTCATGCCTGCGTATAAACGTAAGGTTTGGGACGGGCGTGTCAAACTCTACAACACCATAACTAAACAAATGAACGTGGGTCTCTACACGCACCTACGTCGATTCTGCGCAGATCGATTCTACCAACTAGAAATCCTACAACACGAACAGTACGGTATTCCGTCATACAAAGACGAAGTCGATCACCCGACACTGA